ATCCGGCGGGGCTGACGCAGACGCACATCCTGTCGGTCTCGGACATTGCGCAGCTACAGGTGATCGGCGGAGCTGCTGTGGGGGTATCAGGGTACTTGGTAGTCACGTCGATTCGGTTTCTGCCGGCGCTTGATGCTGATAGTCTTTCCATTTCTCCCGCGCTGACCGGGACGCTTTCGATCAAGCCGAACTGAGGGTAAGCCAATGACGAATGAACTGAGGGTAAGCCAATGACGAATGAACTGAGGGTAAGCCAATGACGAATTTCGTACGCGATGCTGCTATGGATGCTGCATTCAATAACGTTGCCAATGCGGCGACGACTCTGCACGTGTGCAGCGGCAATCCGCTGGATCGGGCTACCGTGCTGGCGAATAGCCTCGGTAGCGTCGCGATCGACAGCACGGACTTCACGATTGCCGATGGTGACACGAGCGGTCGCAAGGTGACGATCGCACAGCAGAGCATCGCCTCGGCGAGCGCGTCGGGGACGGCCCATGTCGTGGCGGTCATCGACGAATCGGACCTGCTGCTTGCCGCCGACCTGTCGGAGGATCAGGCGGTGACGAGCGGCAATCCGATCACGGTTTCGGCTTGGGATTGGGAAATAAGGGACCCGTCATGAGAATCGAAGCTATCGACAAGATCAGGGCGAAGGACGACGACGGTCGGGATCTGCACATGGAACCAGGCGACATCCGCACGGTCGGCGATAACTTCGGCGCGCTGGCTTGCCGTATGGGATGGGCCAAGGACGTCGAGGGCAAGGTCGAGACCGGACAGAAGTCCCGTGATCCGGTCACGGTGCTGCCGCAGAACGTCGTCGCCGAGAGCTCGACGAAGGCATGATCGACTATTCCGCCCTCTACGTCGGCAACACGTCGATCATCGAGCTCGACGGGCTCGCCGATCAAGACGGCGTCTACCAGAACGATGCCACGGTCACGTTGCAGTCGCTGGTAGACAAGCGGACCGGCGTTGCGGTCGCAGGGGTCACGGTCCCGCTTACCCTGCACTATGTTGCCTCGAGCAACGGCAAGTATCAGGGCACGATCCCGCACGATGCGGCCGTAACGGCCGGCAGAGTCTACATAGCAACGATCCTGGCCATCAGCAGTGCAGGACAGAGGGCGCAATGGGCCGAGACGGTGCTCGCTCAGGTAAGGCAGGGCTGATGCCGCGGACTCCGATGCATGTAGCTACGAGAGGCACATGAGAACGATACGTAAGCTCATAGTTCATTGTTCGGCGACGCGAGTCGGCTTAGACATCGGCGCGAAAGAGATCGACGCGTGGCACCGAAAGCCGCCGTTCAACTTCGACTGCATCGGCTATCACCTGGTGATCAGACGCGATGGGCGAGCTGAGCTTGGCAGACCTCTCGAAAGAGTCGGCGCTCACTGCAAGGGGGCGAATGCGGATTCAATCGGCGTGTGTTTGGTCGGAGGTCTGACGGAAGTCGGTACCCCCGGACGTTACTTCAGCGATACATTCACCCCGTATCAGGACCATACGCTGCGGGTGTGGATCGATGCCTATAGTTCGATGTTCCCTGGCTTGATCGTCGAGGGGCATCGCGATCAGTCGCCCGACCTCAATAACGACGGCATCATCACTCCCGACGAGTGGATGAAGGAATGTCCGACGTTCGACGTTCGCGAGTGGCTGAGGGGTGGGGAATGATGCGCGCCGTAGACAAAGAGGAAGCGTAGATGAGCGCACGGCCAAGAGCGAATGAGCGCAAGGCGCGCAGGGCGCGTGAGGCGAAGCTCAACGAGCTGCGCATAGCTCAGGAGATGTCCACTTTGCTGTCGCGCTCGATGCTCGCGCGCAGGGCCGGTCAACACTTCGATGGCGACCGCGACCTGTACAAGACTATGGGCTACATTCGCACGCTTACTGCTGAGGACTACCTCAGTCAGTACCTGCGTGGCGACATTGCCGGACGCATAATCGATGCGTATCCAGACGCGACGTGGCGCGAGCCTCCTGTAGTATCGGCGGCGGACGAGGACGGTGGTAAGTTCGCCGACGCAGTACACGAGCTCGACGAGCGTATCGGGTTGTGGTCTCGACTCGCCAGAGCGGACAGACTCGCGAACATAGGTCACTATGGCGTCATACTTTGCGGCTTCGATGGTGGTGATCCGCTCTGGTCTCCGCTTCGAGGCAATGATCGCAGGTTGATTTACCTCAAGCCGCACAGCGAGGTGACCGCGGAGATAAGCAAGTGGGACAACGACCCGTCATCTCCTCGGTATGGCAAGCCCGAGATGTACAACATTACCATCGGCTCCGGGCGCACGTCGGGCGTAAGCGGCATCACCACGGGTGTTAGCACGATAGTCCGCGTCCATTGGACTCGCGTGATCCACATCGCCGAGAAGCCGCTCGACGACGACTCCATCGGTTTGCCTCGCCTCGAGCGCGTGTTCAACAGGTTGATGGACGTGGACAAGCTGCTCGGCTCGAGTGCCGAGATATTCTGGAACAACGCCGCTGGACTCTGGGCATTGAAGGCGGACCCGGAGCTGGAGTGGGACCCGGAGGATAAGAAGGAGCTGGAGGAGCAGCTACAGGAGATGTCGCACGGGCTGCGCAGGTGGCTGCGACTGCGAGGCATCGAGCCGGAGAACATCGCCGCGCCAATCGCCGACCCTCGCAACTTCGTCGAGGGTCTGCTCGACGTGATCGCGGGCGCCACCGGCATCCCCAAGCGCATACTCGTCGGGTCGGAGCGCGGAGAGCTTAGCTCGGAGCAGGACGAGAACAACTGGGCGGGCAGAGTCAACGAGCGACGTGCGACGCACGCGATACCAAACATTGTGCGCCCGCTGTTAGACATGCTCATCCTCCGCGGCGCTCTTCCGAAGCCTGCCGGTGGAAGGTACAACGTCGAGTGGGAGGGGAGTGACTCTCTCGGCGAGGAAACGCGAGCGCGCATCGCTGACATTCGAGCGTCGGCGTTACAGAAGTATATGAACACGTTGGGTGCCGAGGAGATAGTACCTCCTCGCGAGTTCAGGGCGATATGGCTCGGGCTGGAGCCGGAGCCCGACGCCGACTTCCTTCGCGACATGGACGACAGGCCGCTGGACGAGACCGACCCGGTAGTGGTTGACGAGTTTGAGCGCGCTCGCACGGAGGAGGTCGAGGAGTTGGACATGCCCGCCGTCTCGGCTACCCCCGCCAACACCGCAGCGACTGCGCTCAACAGTACTCAGATCGGAGCGATACGCGACATCGCGCTTGCAGTGGCCCTCGGACAGCTGCCAGCCGATTCCGCGGTATCGCTGATCAAGGCGGGCTTCCCGTTCATCGACGATTCGATAATCAACGGCATCATAACTCCTCTCGTCAACTTCACGCCGGCGAAGCCCGTCACGCCTGCAGAGGCGGAGGTCGTGGTCAATAAGGCGCTTAATGCTGCGCTCAATCTCGTGGCGAACGCCAAGCCGCGTACTCTGTACGTGCGGCGCGATGTGCTCAATTGGCGAGAGATCGACACGTGGGCTCGTGAGCAGGGCATCGAGACCACGCTCGGGGCAGATATGCACGTGACTATCGCCTTCTCCCGAACACCGGTAGACTGGCTCAAGATCGGAGAGGCACCGGGAGACAAGGGACAACTGGTTGTGCCGCCGGGCGGTCCGCGCTTAGTTGAGCGCCTAGGGCCGAACAAGGAGGCGGTCGTGCTCATGTTCTCGAGCTCGGAGCTGGCGTGGCGACATGAGGACATTAAGCGTTGCGGAGCATCGTGGGATTGGCCCGACTACCAGCCGCACATCACCATCACCTATGACTCTGCGAATATCGACGTATCGAAGCTCGAGCCGTTCCGCGGCGAGATCAAGCTAGGCCCCGAGATATTCGAGGAGATTGATGAAGACTGGAAGGCCAAGGTAGAGGAGCGATGAGCGTAGCTAGGCGGTACCAAGAGAAGCGCCTCTCGCTTCGCGAACAGGTCAACTTGCTGTGTCTGAAGCGGCTCGGGCGGTTGCCGAACCTTGATCGTCCCAGAGGTTACAACGACAAGATTCAGTGGCTCAAGTTGTTCGACCACACTCCGGAACACGTCGTCGCCTGTGACAAGTACGCGGTGCGCGAGCTCGTTGCTCGGGACTTCGGAGAGTCGGTGCTGAATCACTGCTACTACGTTGCTGATAGCGTGCTGCCGAACGACTTCACGGTGGACGACTACATGCTCAAGGCTACGCACGACAGCGGATCGGTGTATCGCATACGTGGTAGCGGTGACATCGAGGCGTACGGCTACGCTCGTCGCAGAGTGACCGACGCCCTCACTCGCCTGTACGGCACGCACAAGGGAGAGTGGGCGTACGCGATGGTGAAACCGCGAGTGATGGCGGAAGAGGCTCTTCCGGAGCCCGTCATCGACTACAAGTTCCACTGCACGCACGGTAAGGTACGGTGGGTACAAGTCATCTGGGCGAGGGATACTGGGACGCCGAGAGAGGCGATCTTCATGCCTAACGGCAAAGTGTCCAATCTGCACATGGACCACAATATGGCTCACGTTCCTCTCCAACGCATGTATCCAGGCGACGAGGCGTGGGCGGAGTTAACAGAGGTCGCTACTGCCCTCGCAGCACGATGGCGTTATGTGCGAGTTGACCTCTATTACGTGCCAGATGTTGGTGTTCGCTTCGGCGAGCTGACGTTCTGGCCGCTGTCGGGTTCCTACAAGACTGCGGACGAGCCTGTGTTTGGCGAGATGCTCGAGATCGACCTGTCTTACAAGCACGAGCCGATGGTGCGATGATGCCTGAATTAGCCATAGATCCTAATACCTTGAGGCAGTGGTATCTCGACTCGAGAAGGAACATGCTTGTGTGTGCGCCAGCAAAGTGTGGCTCCAACGCTATTCGAAGAGCCATCAATCCCAAGTGGGCAGAAGGCAACTTCAGACGCTTAGCTCGCAGACACAAGTGCGGTCCGTTTGCGCCTGCTGATTTGTCGATTAATAAGTTCAAGGGCGTCGCTAGATACTTGGTAGTGCGTGACCCGGTAGACAGATTCGCGTCTCTGTGGCGCGACAAGTGTCGGGACGGAAGAGCGTCACCACGAATACTCGAGCACACCAAGGGTCTGACTCCCGATCAGCTCATGGACTTGATCGAGCGATACCCGTTCGGTAACTCGCATTGGTATCCACAGTACGCGTACAAGATACCCGGTGCCATACCCGTCAGAATCAACACTCTGCTTGAGTTGATGGGAGTAGATCCGATCGCCATCGTCGGCGGCACCACCAAGTTCGACGACGATCCTCCCATGCCTGTGGATCGAATAATGCGGCACTATTGGCATGACAAGCGTCTGTACGAAGAGGCGTGTGCGCTGTGAGTGGCCAACAACCGACACTGTTCATGACGTGGTTGTGGCAGCAAAATCCGCCGCGCCACGACTTTAATGCCGAGAAGGTTAACAGGTGGGCTAGTCAGCTCAGGGCTAACCTCACAATTCCTTATGTGCTCGCGTGCGTTACTGACACTCCAGATGGCATCGACTCGGACGTGATGATCATTGAGCCTCCGAGGATGTTCGAGGACGTTCGCATCGCAGCATGGAGCGAGAAGTCCCTTGCTCCTCAGTGCTACAGACGCTTGGCTCTGTTCCATCCTGATGCTCGCGAGATGTTCGGAGGCTTCGAGTGGATAGTCCAGATGGACTCGGATATGATAGCTCTTCGGCAGCTCGACGATTTGTTTTCAGACAGGTCGTGCGACTTCCGTATCTTCCACGGCACATCAAGCAGTCGTCCGTACAACGGCGGACTCATCATGATTAGAGCAGGGTCGAGACCGCAAGTTTACGAGCAGTTCGCTCGTGATCCGACGCGCGTCGCAACTGAAGCACGTAAGCGTTTCGTCGGGTCGGATCAGGCTGTGATAAGCCATATACTCGGCCCCGGAGAGCGAACATTCACTGAGGCCGACGGGGTGTATTACTACAGCCCGCGAGTTATACGAATGAACGGTGGAATGAGGGTGCCGCCTCCTCAGATGCGCATGCTGTTCTTTCCAGGAGATATCAAGCCGTGGAATGGGCGAGCCAAGTTGAAGTGGATGGAGGACGTTTGGTACGGCAGACCTATATCGACTGGAGAGAGCCCGAAACCTAGGTTAAAGGTTAGGGCGTTCAAAGACAGTAGCGGTATAGGCTCTGAGCTGGCGAAGACTGCCGCGAAAATGGGAACGTTCTGTACCACGTTCACTAGACCGGGGGCTGTTAGCGACGGCATAGCATTCGTCAATCTCGGGTTTGGCAGCCAAGTAGTTAAGGGTAAGCAGGTAATAAGAGAGCTCCATGCTCGAGGCATATTGACTATTCCATCTCGAATGGAGGCTGAGCTTCACAGCAACCCTGAGCTTCGCGCGAGGATGTTGGACGGTTGGTTAGCCGACGGCAACTACGACGAGGAGGAGTACAGAGTATGCGTAGTCGGTAAGTACGTAGTCGGGGAGAGCTTAAAGGATCATCGTCCGATGTTCTCCGAGATAGATAGAGATGCTGCGGTCATGCGTATGTGCTCCACGGTGTCGAGCCACATAGGTTCCACGTGGATGTCTTACGGCGTAGTAGTCGAGGGGGATACTCCGAAGATACTTGACGCCTCGTGCTCGTGGAACTTCAGCGCTTTTGCTGACTGTCAAGTGTACGAACGCAGTAGTTTGAAGGCATCCTCTTATACCGGAAGCGACATGCTGCGCATAGCAGTTGAGACGATCAAGGAGAAGTGGCGTGCAGAGCAATAACGTCGTGCCTTATAGAAGGCTCAGGCGCGCCATAGACTACGCGCTTCGTATTAATGAGACGGTTGCTGAGCGACAAGCCAAGGCACGTTCCAAGGCTGGACGATCAGACCCTACTCGAACAGCTACGATACGCAGGAACTTCGAAGCTGAGTTGTCTAGGCGCTTCGACGATCTTGCTAGAGCTATCCGAGAGGTTATCGTAGAGCAAGACGGGTTCGGCATCATTAAGAGTGCTGACGAGCTGGTGTCAAACATCCGAGTGAACCAGGGGCAGTTTGACTTCCCTCGTAGCGCTGACAAGGTAGCAGCCTTCATGCGCTGGCTCAGGGCTCAACAGTCCAAGGGCATACTAGGCGTGACCGAAGGCACCCCGATAGAGACTGCTGCGAACAAAGCCTGGACCAACTTGTACATCGACTCCGCGTATCAGCGAGGAGTGAGGCAAGCAGCGTCGAGGCTTCGTAGTGCTGGAGCACGCGTGGACGATCGTTGGATAGACACAGCATTCAACAGGCCCATCCATGCCGACCGACTTGGTCTGATTTATACGCGCACATTCAGCGAACTGGAAGGCATTACTCGAACGATGGATGGGCGAATATCTCGTGTGCTTACTATGGGCATGGCAGAAGGACGCAGCCCTCGGGACATAGCCCGTAGTTTGTCGGACGAAGTCGGCATCGCTAAGAGACGCGCCCAGGTTATAGCGCGTACTGAGGTGATATCGGCTCACGCTGAAGCTAGCCTCAACGCGTACGCCGAGGCCGGCGTAGAAGGTGTTACCGTGGAGGCTGAGGTATCCACCACCGGAGACGGGCTAGTATGTCCGGAGTGCGAGGAGCTCGAGGGAAAGACGTTCCCTATTGAGCAGGCGCGTAATCGTATACCTGTACACCCAAATTGTAGATGCGCGTGGATACCTGCCATCAAGGATGCTAGAGGAGTTGAGCTGCGATGAGCACCAGACTCACAGTTCGCGGCATGTCTAGTCTCGCACACTTAGTTACGCAGGCCGAGATACTCACGAGCTCCATCAGGCGTGAGATGTTCGACGGCCGCGAGCATATCGTCGTTCCCGCGGTGATGGCTAAGTTGAAGGTGATGAATGATGCCATCGTGCCGCCGGAAGAGTGGATAGCGAGCGTCGAGGCTTGGAATGGTCGGCCGGTGATATTCCTGCACCCGGAGCAGAACGGACAATATATCTCCGTGGCATCGTCGCCAGACGTGTTCGAGAAAGCCATCGGCTTCGTGTTCAACACCAAGTTCGTCGACGGCAAGCTCAAGGGCGAGCTGTGGATCGACGAGAAGAAGGTAGAGCGTGCCGGGCAGATGCAGTACTTTCAGGAGATGCTCTCGGGCGAAGTAAAGGAGGTGAGCACGGGCTACATCTCCGATGCCTTCAGGGAGCCCGGCGAGTTTAACGGAGAGCGCTACACTTTCGTTCATCGGTTTCTTCGCCCGGATCATCTTGCAATTCTTCCGGGGCAGATTGGAGCGTGCAGCGTCGCCGACGGGTGCGGCGCTCCGAGAGTCAACAGCGCTCATTGCTGCGACGCATGCGCGGAGTCGCTGGACGATGCAATTGAGTTCTTGCAGAAAAGCGGTGTGTCAGTGTCCGCTGTCAAAACACTGGCGACTTTGTTAGAGGAGTAATCCTTATGAAACTGGCAGACGCCATCAAGGTACTCGCCACGCATCTCGGTGGCAGCGGCGAGAAGGACAAGGGCATCGACGTGATCGAGTACGCGAAGAAGTTGCACGCTAACGAACAGCTCTCTGCGAGGCAGTTCAAGGCCATTCAGGAGATGGACGACGAGCAGCGCGCGATGATCAAGGTGCTCCTTGAGGCCATGGACGGTTTGAAGGTAAAGCAGGAGGAAGAGGAGGAAGTCGAGGAGACTCCTTCCTCGAACGAGGAGGACGAGACGACCAACGAGGAGGACGAGGAGCAGAAGGCTGCGCTCGCGAAGCAGCAGGCGAACAAGAGCAAGGCCGTGACGGTCGACCTCGCAGCCAACGCCGAGTTCGTCAAGACGGTGGCTGACTCGCTGAAGAAGTTGTCGGACCACGTCACCACGCTGGCGAACGAGGTCAAGGCCCTGAAGACCAATCAGGCGAAGAACATCGAGGAAGTCATTCGACGCCGCGAGGTTCTCGCGCGCCTGACATCCAACGCGGAGCAGATTCTCAGCGAGAAGGAGCTCGAAGCTCTGCCGACCGACGTGCTCGTCAAGCTGGAGCAGACTTTGCGTCCGGCGGACTACTCGGGCATGGGGCGATTCGCGTCCAACATGGACAGCTCGTCCGACGATGCTCCTCTCCGCATCAACACGTTGCTGTTCGCCAAGCCGAAGAGGAAGGACGAGGCTGCGAAGCAGTAGGCGCTCACTTTTAACCCACTGCCACAAGAGGTACTAATACCATGACCAGCGCACAGAATCCCAAGACGATCATCTTGGCGGGCGGCGGCGTTCGCCGCGAGGGCGTCGCCGGGGGCACCATCACGCCGGGAATGCTCATTTCCGGACCGGACTCTGCTCTCGTTCCGCATGGCGACAATGGCAACCTTGCTCAGGCGGCCTTCGCGCTCGAGTACGACCTGACGGGGCGGACCATCACGGACAATTACTCGGCCGGCGATCAGGTGTTATACTCCGTCTTGCAGGAGGGCTCCGAGGTGTACGCGATTCTTGCCGCCGGCGAGTCCGTGAGCAAGGGAGATCCCCTCACTTCGAACGGCGACGGTAAACTCGCGGCCGCGTCGGCCACGAACTTCGTCGTCGCTCGGGCACTGGAGGACAAGACGGCGTCCGGCGAGGACGAGCGCATCCGAGTCGTGATTGAGCGCGGTACGCTTCAGGCGTAGCAAATCGAGTGACTATGTAGTCACTTCGAGTCTCTGATTACTTTACTCTCAAGGGAGACAGACGACATGTTCGAAGGTGTGGAGATTGGCTTGTTCTTCGGGTCCGGGCTCGAGAGCGAGAACAAGATTCTCGCGAAGCGCCCGTACATTAATCACCGCGGCGAGCCCGTGGTCGCGTACAACACTGGCCAGCGCGACAGCAACGGCGAGTTCATCTACAAGGAGCGCCGCATCCACGGCAACGCCACGCTCCGCAAGGAGGAGTGGGTCGAGCTGGAGGCGCAGTTGCTCGAGTCGGCGCGCGAGCGCTTGGTCGCGGTCAACGACTTGCGCAACGCCGGACTCGTCCACCCCGTGGGCGGTCTGGGCGTCCTCGTCTCCGAGTGGGAGACGGCCTCGGAAATCACCGACGCCGGCATCACCATGGACGGCGAGACGTTGACCGAGGAGGATCGCCAAGAGTTCGGGCTGGAAGGCACGCCTATCCCGGTGATTCAGAAGCGCTTCCGCATCAGCGAGCGCGTGCTCATGGCGTCGCGCATGCGCGGTGCTGCGCTCGATTTGACTATGGGCAACGAGGCAGCGCGCGCCGTCGCTCGAACGTCG